TTTAAAGTAAATGTTTGGGTCGCTGTCTCAGCTACTTCCTCATACTCAACCGTACCGATCCAATCAAAAAAGCTTTGGGCAGTTATATCAAATTCATAGAAAGTTACTGCTGAAACTTCTTTTTCAGTCTCGGACTGATCCTTAACAACGATTACATATCGCATAGAAGCGTCGCCCTTGGTGGTTGCGAAATGGTTCACAAGATCTCGGAAGCTTCCTTTTACTTGGCCTGTCTCATTTAGAATCTTTAAGCTAATTGACTCGCCCTTCTTCGACCCGCCGGGATAAATCTTAATATCGGCGATGTCGCCCTTGCTTGTTGGGACCTGTTCTGATTTTCCACCGAATAAAGATGCCAGGAATGGCTCCCAAAGAAAGCCTGCAACAGATGCATTAAACTCTTTAATCATCCACACAAACTGGTTCAGGAACATAAGGTAGGAAAGAGTCTGCGGCAATGTAGCATTGGATAAATTAGCCTCGGGCTCGTTGAAAAAATTAGTGATGGTGGTTAATTTGGCTGCAACGGCGCTAGCGTCGCCTCCACCGGAATCGAGGCCTAGATTGCGCATCCACAGCTCAAATTGAGCCCTGTCTTGACTGGCCGGTTGTTGACCTACTGAAATCTCTGTAGCTACCACATTGGGGAGTCGCAAGACACGATCGCGGGCTTTCGATCCAGCCGGTACACGAGATGGTCCTTCCTGCAATTGCGGCAATTCCACCATTTGTTCGCTAATCAGCGAGATTAGTGATTCAAAGGAAAGCTCTGGAAATGGTGCTTTACTTTCAGATAAGAAATCTGATACTATATCTTTATTATTCATAGTCACTCTATAATTAGTTATTTATTCGCTATCTTGCTCATTTATTTCACGAATAATTTTAGATAGTTCTAAACCTGCAGTGTCAATCTTCTTTCTAGTTAAGTGATAGTGACACACTACTCCGTTATAGGATGCTTTTGCAGCAGGAGAGTATACTCCAGTTAAGAGCTTTCCATCTTTAGTCGGGCATGCTAAGTTTATATCATATTGTCCGTTCAGAAACTTTAACAAAGCCTTGTATGCCTTTATCTGTTCTGGATAATATCCCAAATGTGTTTTGAGGTTTATACCATGGACAACCGAGTCTCTAAGAATAGGCCTGGGTCCGTGTCCTCTTTCAACGTATGTTTTTTGATACTTGGTATAGTAAGCATTGCTGAAGTCTATCCCTATCGAGGAATTATTAACCTTTCTTATACCAGCATGCCATCCTATGTTATTGCAATCAACTAACTGAACTATGGTGCCGTCATTGTCGATAACAAAGTGCGTTGAAATCCCTCTCTTTTCCAACACTCTTTTACAAGATGCTGCGGACAAGCATACGTCCCAATGGGTCACGATCATGCTTGGGTGACGAGGCTTTGTTTGTTCCTTATATGTGCCACCTTTTAGTAAATCGATCTTTACTCTTGGCCAATCAATCGAAACAAGTCGGCCATTGCATAGGATACGACTAGCAGACTTCGAAAAGGCCTCTCTATTCGTGTTAGCTCTGCGATATGTCAGTTCACCCACCAGGCCATCGGGTACTAAGTCGTGGACCTCCTGAAATTCGATTATACCTTCAAGTAAGTGTGAATCAAATTTAGTAGCTCCGAACCAGCTGGGCGTCCATCCATATTTTTTTGCTGACTTTTTATTGTAGATATCTTTATATAATCTCATCTGCAATACCCAGCTCAACAACCTCTTTAGCATCAAGATATACATTTACTTTCCTATCTATCAACTTTTTAATATACCTCTTCGTCATATCTGAAGACTCTACTAAAGCGTCAATATACTTGTCCTGTGTCCACATAGCTTCTTCGATTTCATTTTGCATGTTATGTAGGTGACCGTGTGAGCCTGCGATAACACCATGAATCATTACTCTGCAGTTCTTACCAACGAATCTCTTTCCTCTCGTCCCTGCTGCCAACAATACTACGCCGGCAGACATTACTTTTCCCAGGCCATACGTATGGATCTCTCTGTTCCTGCGAACGAGCCTCATAGTATCATATATCGCAAACATATCTGCGGCAGAGCCTCCCCAACTAGAAACATAAAAGTTAATATGCTTTGAGTTTTCCATTGGCTCGACCAGCTTATTTTTAAGCAGGAGGACTATAGAGTCCAGAGCGTTCTCTTCGTCAATGTCCCCATACAAAATTAGACTAGACTCCTCTGATCCTTTGGGAATCTCTGGAGGAGGGGGGGAAATTGATCATCAAAGGCAGCAGCGGTTCTTCTTCGATCTCTGCGAGTTCCTCTGTTTCTACAACTTCTTCCTCTGTGACCTCTTCCACTACTTTTTTAGATTTTTTGGAATCTTTTGCGAATTTCATATCAGTATGTCCCCTTTAATATAATTAGATTTTTTTTAATTTAAAAACCTTTTTTCTTTCTCTCTGCATCTAGGAAATTCATGGCTTGGTTCCAACTATTAAAATTCAAAAGCCCCCTACAATAGTCTGGGGAGTTTGATATTATTGACTTAATTGCTGTGGCCCTCCAGTCCGTAACAAACGTCTCGTCGTATCTTTTCAGTTTCATGAGATCATCTTTTGTTAGCTCTTCTTGCCCGGGGGATTCTAGCGCTTGGTATTTTACTTCCCTCGCTAGCGCCATATGGGCGTCTGCAACTTTGAGTAAACTAAGGCCAAATACTGCGACTTCGCGGAATATTAATACAGCGCGGGATAGCTGAAGTACTGCTACAGCTATCTTATGAGCCAGTACGCCAAGGAAAAACCACATCATACTATTCAACATCGGATCTTCTACTAACATAAATACAATACTACCACAAAAGGAAAAGCCTGTCAAGGACAGGCTTTTCAAAATCAAAATTAAAACGTAATGTTAGTTACTTTCGCTTCGTTTGCTTAAGTAATCTCTCGGCTACGCGCCTAGTAATTTCGTTTATGGTATCTTCGTCGAGTTCTTCCGAAACATTAATGTCTGCTTCTTCCAACTCTTCTTCAACCGAAGCCTCTGCTAGTTCTTCGCCGCCGTGCGGAGCCATTGGATCTTCTTCTGGCATGTCGCCCATTGGATCTTCTTCTGGCATGTCATCCATTGGAGCTTCGCCTTCATCTGCGACGTCGATGTCTACTGGGTGGCCTTGGGCTTCAAGTTCTTGAGCCAGGGCATCAGTAACAGCTTGTACGATACCTGTGACGTCCAAGCCTCCACCGGGTGCGGCGGGTGCGGCGGGCTCTTCGTCCGGCATATCGTCCATTGGCTCGTCATCCATCGGGGGAAGGTCGTCCATTGGAGCTTCTTCCTCCGGAGGCATCTCGTCGTCTAGTTCTGCGATAAATCCCTCTTCAGTGACCTCATCGGTCTCAGTGACGGTCTTGTCTAGAAAGTTCTCGGCTAGTGGCGCAATGTTCGCTAGTTTCATAAACTTGCGAGTAATATCTTCGTTCAGTAGACGCTTCATTTTGATTTCTCCTTGTGTAGTATAAATAGTGCAGTATAAATACTATGACGCTATCCAATATATAAATAGTTGTTATTTTTCCTAAAAGGTATTAATTTGATAACTTATTTGCAAAATCAGTTAATTTTTTTAATGCCTTGTCCTCAATCTGCTTAACTCTAACAAAACTAATGCCTAATCTCTTCGCAGTTTCTCTTAAAGTTAACCTACCATGGTCGGCAACAGTCTGCCCAACACAATTAAAATCTTTTTCATATTTCACCCAAAATCTACAGTCTTTAATCGGGCAAGATACCCCATGCTTTTTGCATGCATCTAAACATTTCATAGGTCTGGGTGCTCCTCGGCTAATATATCAAATATATTCTCCACATCGCTGTCATCGAGCAAGAATTTCTTTCTTGTCATATGACCTTCGGCGGCCAGCTTATTGCTGCGAGTTCTCTTCTCCTTACCTTGGATCACATATTCTTTCTTAAGCTCATCGACGAAGTTCATAATTCTTTCGTCTTGATCGAGGTATCCCGTGATCATAGCTCTAAAAAACTGAGATTGGTTTAAACCATCATACTTTAATCTTATTCTCAAATCTGCCTGTCTTTTCCCGGTATCATAGAACATAAACTTCTTTCTTTCTCTGACATCTGGGACTGGTAGTTTCTTCATTATTCTCTTCTTTTCAAGATGTGGGTGAAGCTCTCGGATTGGCCGGCGCTAGACTGTTTGATAAACTCTGACTTATCATAGAACTCTGTAAAGCTTCGCGCTCCAGTATAAGAAAACCCACTTCTGATTCCGCCATGAAGATCCGCGAGAATTGGAAACGTCTCTCCCTTATATGGTACTGTAGTGGATATCCCCTCTGGAGATGATGCTTTACCTCGCCAGTCATTTTGGGCTGCTTCGGAAGCCATTCCGCGGTAAACCTTATATCGCATTCCGCTAGCGTTTCGGAACACTTCTCCTGGTGTATTGCTTGTACCTGCCAGTAGAGAGCCTACCATCGCAAAGTCTGCTCCTGCTGCATAGGCTTTAACTATATCTCCGGAGGTTTTGATGCCTCCATCTGCAATAATCTTTACGTCATCGTAGGTTGTCTGCGCGCAGTCCAATATACTTTGGAAAGTTGGTATGCCATGGCCAGAAACTAATCTTGTTGAGCAGATACTCCCTCCGCCAATACCAACTCGGATGCTGTCCGCTCCCCAAGAGGCGAGATCGTCGAAAGCCTCAAGCGTTGCAACGTTCCCTGCCATAATATGTACATCGTTGCCTATCTTGTCCTTCAACGACTTTAAGCAGGTCTCCATCATGATGTGATGACCGTGGGCTACGTCAACACACAGCACACTAGCACCGCATGCGACGAGAGACATTGCCCTCTCCATATAGTCGCCCGTCATCCCAATTGCGGCGGCCTTGGGGCCTTGAACTTTAGAAATGAGGCTGACTTGTTCTTCGATAGTGTTATACCTGTGAATGATCCCTAAGCCACCGGCGTCGGACATCACAGTTGCCATCTTATCTTCTGTCACAGTATCCATTGGGCTGGATATGATCGGAAGTGTTAGTATAGTTTTGCCAAGATTGTTTATTGTTTTAACTTCTGATCTCGACTTAATGTCGCTATACTTTGGTACCAATAATACGTCGTCAAACGATAGTGACTTCCTCAATTTTGTTCTCCTTCTAAGTTTTGTATTAACCTCTCGACATACCACTTTGCTTTCTTCAGGTCTTCAAGGGGGCGACCTTTGAGCTTGTGTCGAGAGATATATTTTATAGCGTTTCCCGTACTGAAATCCATATCCCAAGATTCTATATACTTTATTACTTCGATCCCCTTGTTATAATGTGCGGGATGATCTACTTTCTCTCTCTCTTTCATACAGACCTCGCATCCTATTGATATTGGCTCTCTGTTATATGTTGACTTATACATAGCAGCATGCTTTGAGCACATTGGGAAATAGGTTTTTCCTACTTTAAAACCCATTGGGGACGTAATTCATCAATGATGCCGGCAATCCCCTGTCCCGCTGATCTAGATCTGCCGTTGAGCTTTGCTTTGGTTTCTCATCGGTGGATCCCAGCGCGCCGTCCTTTCTGTTGGAAATACTTATATTATCTCCGTAAAGGTTTCCATCGGTCTTCTCTACTGGCCTAAAATGAACGACCGGTACCAAGACCAACTGTGCTATCTTATCTCCGTCCTTGATAAGCTGTCTCTTATTGCCAATGTTGTGGAGATCTATAAAGACCTCTCCTTCATATCCGCTATCAATTACATGTGCTCCAACTGTCAAAGATTTCTTGGCTCCCATTGATGAGCGGTTACAAACTTGCAACATATATCCGTGAGGGATCCCAAACTTTAGCCCTGTCGACACCATTATATTGGATCCTGGGTTGATAGGAACACCTGTTGCAACTTTTGGCAAGTGAGCGTATACATCTAAGCCGGCATCTGATGGGTTTCCCCTTGTCGGTGACTTTACATTATTATTTGTCTTCTGAAATTCAAGAATCATTCTTGCTCTCCTTTTCCATAGTTTTCAATAACTCTCTGTGCTGTCGCCCAACACTCTGGGCAATACAGGTTGACTGTATTCTGCTTCTCTCTAATTGTAACGAACCAAGTTTGAGCATGTTCCTTTGACTTCTTATCAAAGGGAGTTTCGCACACCAAGCATTCATCTTGAAGCTTATCGAACATGCCCATCTTTTGTTTTAAGTCTTTCTCGGCTTGTTTCTTTTTACTCTTGGCCATATTTCTTTCTAGTTTTTTACTTGCGCTTGCCATTCTTACCTCCGGTGTGGTAATTTACCATGGAAAATGTTGTATAAGTTTTTGCCCTCGGACAACCTTTTCCTGATTTCTTCTTGTTCTCTTTTCTCCAGAGTCTTAAGCTGTGTATCGGGGGGATATTCTTCTATTATCTTAAATTCAAAAGCATCCAATCCGAATTTGTTATAGTCTTCTTGCATATTTTGATTTCTGTGGTCTCCCTTGCATAACAATAACTTGTGATCGCTCCAGCGCTTAGGTAACCCTGTTGATGCTCCAATATAGATTCTTTCAGTTTCTTTGTTTAAAATCTTATATACCCCTGCTGGTAATCCTTGGTAGTGCTGCTTATTACAAGCGGCGATCTTCTCTTTGTTCTCTTGGTAGTACTGCTTACTATAAGCGGCGATCTTCTCTTTGTTCTTCTCTCTATAAGCGGCCCTCTTCTCTTTGTTCGCGGGGTCTTGGCGGTATTGTTTACCCCAGAGCTTCTTCCAGGCACTCATACATACTTTGCAGTCTGATCTTAGGCCGGATGGGGAGCAGCGGTCTTTATGAAAATACTCCGTTGTTGCAGGCTTTTCTACGCCGCATTTTGTACAAGTCTTTGTTTCCATTATCCTAATAACCTAAAATTGTAATACATTGATCTCGTTGAAAAGCCCCACTGCTCGTTGTAATCAAGCTTTGCCATATAAGGTCTGTTAAGGTGGATCTTATCTTTCTCTTTTACTCCCCAACATTTAATACTGGTCATTGAAGATGTGGCATCAATCACCTTAACAATCCAATACATCTTTCCATTCTTCGTCTTCTTCTTTATCACTTCTCTTGGGATAAACCAAGCTACTCCAAGATCATTATCCCAATCTCCGATCGGAGGGACGCAATAATGATTGAGTTTAGATTGTACATCTTTATCTATCACCATGTCAATAGGAAAGATGCCTGTCAATGAAGAAATGTATTCAATCTTCTCTTCATCGGTAAAATCTCCCTCTGGACGATACATATCTATGTTCTCGTGAAACTTCTTGAGGTTCTTTGGCCGATCAACCGCTAGCGCTGACCAGAAGTGCTTTCGGCCAGTGAATCTTTCATCAATCAACTCATCCATAGCACCGGAGCGACACAGAACATCTAGGGCCTTCTTATTCAACTTGGAATATATAATGTTCTCGTTGAACAGGAAATCCTCTGGAGTATTAAATGGCCTGTTGTCCAAAAGTTGAGTAACGGCTGCATCTCCTAACCCCTTGATCGAGGTTAGCGGCTGGATGAGGGTATCCCCATTCTCGTTGATCTCCCATTGGGTACCGGAAGTATTCACGTCAAGTGATCTGATACTGAAACCGGCCTGTTTGGCAATATTAATTGCTTCTTCTTTCTTATTCTCGGGCTCTTTGTCAAGAAAGGCCGCCATCCACTCTGCCGGATAGTAATTCAGCAACCAAGCACACTGGTAAGATAACATCGAGTAAGAGACAGCATGCGATTTGTTGAAACCATATCCCGAAAAGTACTCAAAAGTTTGCCAAAGTTGGCGAGCAGTCGCGTTATCAATACCCTTTTCTTTACACCCGTCAAGAAACTTGATCTCAATCTTGCGCTTTTCTGACGCGCCCTTGCCTGTTCCTTTCTTCGTAAGAAGTTTTCGTAGCAAGTTCGCCTCATCAAGAGAGATATTCTTCCCAAGCTTGTGAGCCAGCAAAGCGATCTGCTCCTGGAAAATTAGGAACCCGAACGTCTCTCTTGTGACCTGTTCTACTATAGGGTGTACATAATGGATGCTTGACGGGTCTTTCTTTGCCTTTACATAAGACTTATCAACGTTAGCACCAAGAGGGCCTGGACGATAGATACTCGTAATAGCAGAGAGATCAATAAGGTTGTTAGGCTGTGCTCTTTTGCAGAAACCTTGCGCGCCCTTTTGAGTGAACTGAAAAACTCCAGCAAACTTTCCTTCTTGGAAAATATTCTTATAAACCTCTTTGTCGTTGAAGTCCATAATGTCTGGATGTAAGTGATTATCATAGAACTCTCTAATCTGCTTGTAAGTTGGCTCATTAATATTGTGATGTCGCTTAAGGATATGGCCAACGGCGCCTTCGATCATGCGAAGTGTCGAGAGCCCGAGAACATCAAACTTAATGAAACCGAGGGGTTCAAGGTGACGAACATTCTGACCTTCTGCCCATGGGGTTTGAAGGACTCCGCCGCTTTGAACAAGGGGCATATGACGATCTAGATTCTCGCCGATGACTACTCCGCCGGCGTGGCGACTGACGGAACGGACCTGTCCATATAAAGCCTCAACATGAGTCTTGATGTCTGGATATTTAACGAAGAACATCTGAAGGGTTGGCGAGAACTCTATCACCTCCTCAAAAGTAGGAACATACACGCCAGTTTTGATATTGTGCTTCTTTTTAGCGGCTGGTGTTGCCTCGTGGATCATTCGCGAAGTAACTGCGTTCACTTCAGTGAACGGAACGTCATAGAACTTTCCAATATCCTTGATCAGTGAACGAAGCTGCAGTGTATTATAGTTTGAGATTGGAACAACAGTTGTTCTGCCCCACTCCTTCATCATAAGTTCTTTGATCTCCATTGGATCACTAACGTCGAAGTCGATGTCTGGATAGTCGGTTGCATCTTTGCGCAAGAACCTCTCGAACAGGAGGCCGTGCTTGATCGGATCCACCTGTGTGATCTTCAAAACGTAGGCGACGAGCGAGCCAGCGGCAGACCCGCGGCCCGGGCCTGTTAGCATTACTTCATTCGACTTATCTGCAACCGCTTTCATTGTAAGGAAGTACTTGCTGAATCCTCGATCTGAAATTACATCCAACTCCGTTGTCAGCCTGTCGGTGTACTCCTTCCGGTGGATCAAGCCCATTGACTTCATGCCCTCAAGCGCAAACTTGTGGAGGGCTTCATCAGCAGTGGAGTCTGGAGGGACAACAAAGTTCGGTAGTCTTACTTCTGTGTCCGGTACAAAGTCCTCAATAAGCTCGTGAGCGATCCAATGAGTGTTTGTTATGGTTTCTTTTACAATGCTATCATCGTACTCCACTTCACACTCTTTAGAATAAGCCTTATAGCTCTCCCACATTTGATCCCCGTTCTTGGGGTACAACTCATAGCCGATCTCCTCAACAGAAGTTGGCAACTCATTGGACATATACTCTGGACGGGAAGACTTGCCAAGCCAACCTAAGCGCTTGTACATCTCTCTATGGACCCAAGCATCTGGAGTCGGGTAATGGCTATCGGCAGTGGAGATCATCTTGAAACCATACTCTCTTGAGAGCTGTATGATGTACTTGTTGATCTTGTGCTGCTCTGGGACACTGTTCCATTGAAGCTCACCGAGCCAGCGGTCATCAAAGATGGCCATCATTTGCTCGGTTGTTTTTCTCATCGCCTGGAGGATTGCCTCTTCGCCCTCATCTTTGTTCTCCCAGTAGTTTCCTGCGTAGATTCCACCGAGGCATGCTGAGGCGGCAATAACTCCTTCGCTATACTTGTCAAGTAGTTCGTAATCCATTCTAGGGTATCTATAGTAGTTATCCCCTTGATACGACTCTGACACCATCTTGAAAATGTTATTGAGTCCTGTTTGATTTTGCGCAATGAGGATAAGATGGCGCCTTCTTCTAAGAATATTGTCGGTTGCCGCTTTGGAGTCCCCCTCGTTCTCAATCGACATCTTTCCGTCGTCTTTCTCAAGGGCTTTCGCAGCCTTTTTATCAACTTTCGCTTTTTCATATGCTTCCTTCCACTCTTTTATTGACGGGGTAAAATATGCTTCAACGCCGAAGATGGCCTTGAACTCTCTTCCGTCTTCCTTCATCTTCTTGAGGTGGATCATCTGGTGAGAGAACCCATTCATATTCCCGTGATCGGTCAAAGCCAGGGCATCAGCCCCATTTGAATAAGCGAAGTCCATGTGCTCGCTCGGATAACCGTAGCCATCAAAAGGTGAGCCGGCGACGCTATGTGCGTGAAGGCCAACAAAGGGAATAGAACTCTTGGTTCGCTCGGTCATACAAATCTCCTTGAAGTGTATGACTATAGTATAACAACTAGCTCAGAAAGTCAAGAACTTTTATCCACTCTTTTGGACCACTCTTCGTTTAAAATGTTCTTCAAGCTTTCCATATCATATCCGATCGGCGGGCTGATAAATGGTAGAACAGAATGAACAGTCAGGCAGATGGCAGATATAGATAGCCTAGCGGCGAGGCTTAAGGCATACACAAGGTGTTGTGGGTACGTCATACCTTCGGATCTTAGATGTCCCGAAGCGGAGTCACATATCTCTTTAATCATCAACTTCATTTCCTATTCCAATCCACTCTCTGTACTTCAGTACATATTCTGAAGGCCTTTTAAAGTTCTCTGCTATCTCTTTAATGTTTTCGCTATAAGATTGCCAGCTATCAATCTCCCAATATTCTTCCGGCTCTACTATCAAACTATCATCTATATTTAGATCTTCAAATACTTCTTGCAACGAAAAATTAGTAGCGTCATGGGTGCTGTATGATCTGGACTTGCTCCAAATCAATCTGCTCAACTCTTTGCTTTCCTCAAAGGTGTAAGTAAACCCTAGGTATGCGCCGTCTTTTATTGTCTTTCCTTCGTGCCTTAGCACAAACTTGTTCTCTGAGGATATCTTTCTTCTGTTCTCTCGCAAAAACCAAGTTTTATAAATTCCGTATGGAAATGCTACATAGAATCTTTTGGGAGCCATCCACTTGCTCATTCCTTTTGAGATCTTCCAAGCTGTATAAGATCCATAAAGTACGCTCCAACCAAGGCTGTCTCTTTTTCTTCGATCCATAGGGTGGATAGGGACATAGTATATCGGTATCGGCTTCAGGCTGTCCACTACGTTCTTGTCAAAAGCTCTGAATGACCAGACGGGATCCTGTATATAGTCTCCCAAGACGTGCCGGATCAGAGGTTGCATATCATCATTACACACAATCCAAATAGTCTCGCATCCCGCGTATGCGCACTCAAGTACCGCTCTCTCAATTGCCAGATAGTTATTTGACAGGGGCATGAGGCTATCGTGCCATGGGAGATTAAAATCTAATGGTTGGCCGGCGACGGGAACTATACCGGCTAAATGAAAGTTATAGGACATTTTTCTCTATTAGAGTTTTCGCGCTTCTATTGTCAAATACAATATTGCCGCATTCCATATAATTATTTGATATTATTGGTAATTTTTCTCTTTTAGATAACTCAAGCTTAATTGGCAAAAACTTTCCCACTCCGTTTCCAGTTCCCTTGATTCCGGCTTCCTTCATCATAGACACTGTTTTCAACCTGGCGATCGTGTCTGAATAATCAACGTTATTAATGTTCCTCTTACTCACGATAGATTCTGATACTAAATCTTTTTTGGACTTGTTGCCATCGATTCTTCTGGAAAGATAAAAATGTATCTTTTTGCAAAAGTTATCATCACTGTACAAGTAGTCGTGCTCGTGTTTCGCTCCTGACCGGACGTTAAACCAATCAAGTACTCTATAATGAATTATCTCACTTCCTTCGTCAAATGGAAGGCCTGTGATCATATTTGAGTCAAACACTCTTAAGTTGTTATACTTGCATGTACTAGCATAACCATTTTTGGTGATTACTCTTAACTCATTATCATCTGCTTTAACTCGTAGGCCCTCTGCTATACCAGAAAAAGGCGCCTGCCCGTACATTGACAAGTCATAGGCCAGCGAATTGAATACTTCTCTTTGAGACTCTTCGGGGCCTAGTATCGTAGTCCCCAGATCAAGGCTAAACCCAATTTCGTCGAAAGGAAATATGCGATCCACAGAGTTGTTGATGAAAATACTATTCGTTTTGTATGCGTATAAGACAGCATTTAAATCACTCCCAATAACAATTTGTTCATAATAGTAAGTATGCTCCTTCACCCTAACACCCTATAGTATTACAATTCTCTTCTATGCTTTTGCGCCACTTCTTCAACAATCTTAAGTGCTTGGGGGTCTGTCTACATCTGCCCTCTTTTTTTGGAGCGCGGATTGCAGTAACCCAGGCCGCTACCCAGATCTTCTCTTGAGTCTTGTACTTACACTTCTTTACAACTTTCGGGATCGTCCTTACAATGTGGTCCATCCAAGCTCGCGCTGCTTGCTCTGGATTGGTGCGATCGATACCATATCCGTATCTTTTGCTCTCCCACCATGGCCACATCTGCAAGATACCAATAGCTAGTGCTTTTCTCTTCTTACTGAATTTTCTATCTCCCTTTGCGAGGGGATTGTATCCAGACTCACTACATGCGGCTGATAAAAGCATGCCCTTCAGTTCGCAAGGGACATCATACTCCTTCTCGACCTTTATCAGCATGTCTAGAATCTCAGTATCAGTTTTTTCAACGTCCTTTGCGTTGTGGCAACTGTACAAGGATTCTTCGTACAAGAGATCATAGATATCTGAAGTCTCACAGTAGCTTCCTACATCGCACAATAGCGGAGAGGACAGGAGGCCTATAAGAAAATAAGTCATTTAGTCATCTTCCTCTTCCAAAACGCAGAGGACGAAATTCTCTTTCAATAGATAATGGGTTTCTCCGTGCGCGGATACTTCTTGGACCATGGTACTATCAAAAATAATTTCATCTCCTACTGACAAATCAGAATCACAATCCTCTGAAACGTCTAATATAAAGCCGGCAGTATGCTGACTTGTTGGCTTATAGCCCGTGGGGAGCAATATTGTATCGTTAGTAACCTCCTGCTCCTCTTCAGAAAGTTCAACTAAGATCATCTTATTAACTGGAAACACATTCATAATATAATTACCTTCCTAGGGATTTGGATAGTTTGTCGTAGATGTCACTAAATGTATCATAATCATCATCGGATTTTAACATGCGGTATGCTTTTACCGCAAATTTTACTTCTTCTCTCGAAAGAAATCCATTCTCAATATAATTCTTCCTTAAATCCTTTCGATGCTCCTTAAACGGCTCCATGGCAGTTTCGTTCGCGTCAAATGACTTAATAAACTCTACTATATACTCTTGCTTTGTCTTATCGGTGGTTGACATAAATACTCCTTTTTCATCCACATTTCGCATATCCACAGCTTGTACAGGTTGCACAGCCGTCAATATATATTAGCCCTTCTTGTTTACACTCTGGGCAAGTTCTGTCTGAGGCTTTAATGCCATCTTTAATGTACTTCTTCAATACTCTCGCAACAACTTTAGAAAAACTAAACATATCACTGTCTTTATCTTTCTGAAGTTGTTCTACTACGTATTGTACACCAGAACCGTGTCTCAATGCAAGAGAAATCATCCTAGTAAATACAGAATGATTTGGATTGTCGAATACCTTTACAATATTCTTAATGACAACCTCTTCTCCGTCCTCGCCAAACTTGAGATCGTACACACTGTTGGTAGATCTTCTTGGGTGCTTAATAATAGCCCCTCTGTCATACTTCTTGGGAATCTCTATTAGAGTTGAAAGGCCTCCCATGATCTCATAAGGGGAGTTATTCATATGGCCGACGAGAATTGTCCACTCTTCTCCTCTAATAGTGGGCCTGTGGATCTCGCATCTCAACTCTTCTGGGCGCTTTGGAGCGTCTCTTTGAGAGAACCCTTTGGATTTACTGCCCTTTGTTACCAACACCCCGGTCCGAGAGCCGTCCACATACACCGTAATGCCCTTCAGGCCGGCTTTCCAGCCCTCGAAGTATAACTCACCTACCACAGAGGGCTTCGTGCCTTTAGGGAGGTTAATAGTCGATGATATGGAGTGGTCTATATGTCGCTGAATGACCGACTGGAGATTAATTCTCTCCATCCAGTTAATATTGTCGCTTTCCACGAAAAAATCTGGTACTTTGTCGGTTTTCATCAATTCTAGATATTCTCGTACATTATGATGATGGACTTCAAACTCTCTCCATCGGTCTCCGAGATCGTCAACAAAATCTGGCTCGGAAGTTTCATTATGGTCCATCTTGCGACGGCGGATATAAGAGTTCCTGAAAACTGGCTCTAACCCCGAACTAGTTCTGCTCATAATAGATACAGAGCCCGTTGGTGCGTTTGTCAGAATCGATATATTACGCCGGCCAAATCTAGAAATTTTGTCCCGGAGAAATTTTGGCAGATCTTTGATATACTTGTTTGACTTCTCCGTGTCCCAATCAAACTCTGGGAAAGCGCCTCTTGTCTCGGCCAACCTGACGCTCTCACTGTAAGAAGAGATCTTGAGCATCTCGTATATTTTGTCTATCACCCCTGCCGCTTCTGGCGAGTCGTAGGCCAACCCGAGTCTGGCTATGGCGTCGGCTAGCCCGTGGGTGCCTAGGCCTGTACGCCTGCCCTTGGAGCAAGTGGAGTACAGCTTTTCCCAAAGCTCTTTCTCTTCTGGCTGGTCTGATACGGCCTTGATGTTTTGAAGCTTTTCTAACTCAAGCTCTACCAAATCATCAGACATTCTCATAGCCACAGATACTACCTTATCAAATTTCTTAAAATCAAACTCTGAAGTGTCCTCAAAGGGATTGTTGACAAAATTCTTTAAGTTGATCGAGATCAGGCGACAGCTATCATATGAAGACAGAGGAAGCTCTGCGCAGGGGTTCACACATTCTGTTTTAAAACTCTTGTACTCGTTGGCCGGTAAATAATCACATATGTTATCCCACATTAGTAGCCCGGGCTCTGCTGTGGTGGTGGCTGTTGTGACCATCAAGTCCCAAAGCTCTTTAGCTTTGACGGTTCTTTTGATCGCAGGCTCCTCAGAGTCTACTGGGAATCTTAATTCAAAATCCTGATCGTCCTCTACCGCTTTCATAAACTCATTTGTGATCTTTACTGAAACATTTGCCCCTGTTACCTTCGTCATGTCAGACTTCATTGTGACAAACTTTTCAATGTCAGGGTGTCGGATGTCCATAGAGATCATAAGCGCGCCGCGCCTGCCGTTCTGGCCGATCATTCTGCAGACATACGAATATAGGTCTGAGAAGCTCCAGGCTCCAGAAGTTGTGCCGGCAGAGTTGTTTACAGATGTCCCCTCTGGCCTCAGCTTAGATATGTCCAGGCCGACTCCGCAGCGGCGCTTGAATAAGTTCGCCAAGTCCTTAGCGGTGTTCATTATTGAGGATATGTCATCTTCTGGGGGCGCTACCACAACACAGTTTGACAAGGAGACATTTACGTAGCTGTTTCCAATGCCCATCATCGGTGATCCCTGGGGGACAATATACTTGAAATCTTTTAGGTATCCGAAAATCTCACTTTCCGATAACATTCCCTCACCATTAAACTTCTGTTCTGCTCTGCTGAATTCCTTCGCGAGCCTATGATGCATGTCATCAGGATTTTTTTCCAGAAAATTGCCGGACTTGTCCTTAAGACAATACTTGGTAATCCATACATTCGAAGCCAACGCGTCGCCTTCAAAGTAATTTAGTGTGCTCTCTTCCACTTCTTCTTTCGTATATATCATATGCGCCCGCCTATCTAAATTTCTTGTACTTGTCTTTCAAGTTTTCATGCTGTCTTTTAACAGCGTTCTTTTCTATTTCTGCTGGAGTCTCTAGGGATTGTTCCATCACTTTCATCGTGACCTTTGATGTGTCAATAAACATTGGGAACACCAGCCCGTCTGGGCCGTTCCTGTTCTTAGCGATGAACATTCTTCCTGTATTATTAGCTTTGTCCTCGACTGTTCTGGATATCGAGAAAATAAAATCTGCTACAAAACACTTGCTAAATGCTTCTGAGATAGATTCCATAGTAATTACTTCTGCGTTCAATCCGGACCTATTAGTTTGGGAAGCTGTCCATATTGGGCAATCATTTTCTTGTGCCATGGCTCTAAGATCTTCATAAATAGACTCTAATTCATTTCTTTTCTCACGATAAGCACAGGATGGCTTTAGGAGATCTGCGTAATCTACTATGATTAGATCAACCTTGTGTCCCAATTTCGTTAATTTTTCCAATGACTTAGACAGTGTTTGGGGGCTGGCAGATTTGGTTGGATACTCCTTAATAAATAATTCGCCTTTAACTTCGAGACAAGACTCGTGAACCTGATCTTTAAGGCCGTGGAGATCATTCAAGGGAACGCCGCTAAGGCAACTGTCATACCTTAGCCCAATAACTTTATCTGATAGCTCCATAGTATAATGTACTACATTCTTGCCGGCTTTGAGAGCAGCGGTACCCAAGTGTACGAGGGCCATGCTCTTGCCACTTCCTGTGGCGGCGATGCAAACGCCAAGTTCGCCCTTCCCTAAACCATTCTTACAGATTCTATCAATATACTTCCAGTCAGTAGAGATGGGGTTGCGCGCCTTAAACTCGTATCTAACCTCAAAATCTTTCTTATAATCATGCCCGAGATCTTGATCAAGACCTAATTTTAGCGCGGCGTCGATCAGCCCTTTAATCTCATCATAAGACGAGCTTTGAATGAGATCAACTGACTTTATAATTGCCTCTTTTAGCTTCTGTTTCTTACAGAAGTCCAAGGAGGTCTCTTTGATGTAGGCTGTCCCCTCGATATCTCTACTGGCATATCTTATGAAGAAATCTCTAACTTGCTTTTGTGTACCCTCGTTCTCCTCGTCTAAACTAGATCGCAGAAGAGATGTCATGATATCTTTCGTTGGGTGAGACTTATACTTACCCTTATACTTAACGATCAGGTCTGTGAAGACTCTAAGATATTTAAGCTCGAAGAAATCTACATCGAGTACCTCCTCAAGCTGGTCCGAGAACGAACGATCTTCCAAGAACAGGTAAGCTAGAGACTCTTGAAATGGTTTCCCATATTTTGAAAAGTCCGCGTCTGGCACTTTTCCTCCATTAACTTTAAAGCGTGTATCATATCATAGCTGATTAATCAGCTATTGTCAACTGATATCTTTCTTAATTTCTGCGAAAGGTCTGTCCAATTGAATTCTCCGAATCCGTCTTGGATCATCAGCTTCACGATTTCAGTCTTATTGAAAGAGTTATCAGACTCTAAAACAACATTCTTGATCTTTCTCTTTGTTGCTGCGCTGATACTGGGAGAGTATAATTGCATCATCTTATAGTTTAACTTGACGACATCGAAGTCTTCCAGTATTCTGCCATAGATTTGTATCTTTGATTCAGAGTTCTTCTTGCAGTGACTTTTAATATCATTCAAAGTATAGCTCTTTTCCTCTCGCAAAAACGGGAACCTATTTTTAATAGTCTTGAGGCCTGCGCCTTTGATCCCGGGGAGATTGTCACTAGGATCACCAGCTATAGAGCGAGCGAGCGCAAAGTTGTTTGGATGAATTTCATATTTTTCTACAATACTAAACTTGTTTAAGAACTCCTTTTGCACTGGCCTGTGAAGGACGGTGTTCTCATCTAGAAGCTGAAAGAAATCCTTGTCGCTGGAGATGATCACCTTTTGCCACTCTTTATAGTGAGGCATTGCTTTGATGTAGGCAATGATATCATCTGCTTCGATATTCTCATACATCAGTTGAGCCATCGGCATGCTATTAAAGTATTCTATCAACCTGCCCTGTTGCCAGAACTTGTTTTTTACTTCTTCGTTCTCAGACATGCCTTCGAGAGATCTGTTGAGCCTTATTGGCTTTCTTCCCGCCTTGTAGTCCTTCTTTAGAGAACGACGCTTCTTTGATCCCCCTGAGCCATCCCAACAGATAACAACCTTGTCTGGGCTGGTCTCTCTTAACAGCTTCTGGAGGATCTTTATGGTGCCCTTAAGGCCTCCGATTGGTGCTCCGTTCGTGGAGAGCGATGGGTCTACTATGTAGGCTCTGTAGAACATGTTTAGCATGTCTACAATTAATAATCTTTTAGGGGCCATTGAAATATCCTGTTACTTTTCGGCTTTTTCTACGTGCTTAACTCTGAATGAGAATACACCAGAGATAGAGTTTGCGGCTGCAGTCAATTGTTTTACTTCCTGCTTAAGAGATGGTGCGGTTAACAAAAACTTAATATTTAATTTTGACATGTCAACATAGTTTGACAACTGCTTAGATGGTTCTGGCAGATTCACGATAGTAATGTCGCAGATCGCCCTTAGTTGATCTAGAATGTCAGTTAAGGTTTGTGTTCTGTCTGATCGAAGAAGGACAACAGCGCGGTAAGTTCTACCATCGGCTGCGCCAAGAGCTTCGATCAAAAGCTTTCTAACCTGTCTTCTTTTTAACATAGAGAATGGCTCCTATGTTATAAATAGTTAGTTCAAGCTTCTACACCATAGAAATCAGCAGCATTACCTGTTTTATCTTTGAATTTTAGGATTACTTCCTCATCCATGAGTTCTAGTATCCTTGCTTTAAATTTTTCATCCTGCAATTTCTCTATCCATTTTGCAGATTGAAACTTCTCACTGGTGCCATCAGCATAATCCAAAGTGTACCAGGCTCCTGCGATATGTAGGTGTTCTGAGCTTTTTATGGCTTCGAGCCAAGACTCTTCATCTTGCACGCCGATCTCATCGCCCCACAAGATTTTGAACGCACACTGTCTTCCGGCGGTACCGAAGCGTGATTTCTCTAATTTAACTTTCACTTCAGAGCCAACTCGGAATCCCTTGCTGTCTTCAACAAAGGAGGCCTTCGCCTTCCTGCCGGTCAGCCAAATTCTGAGACTATATGTATAGTGCATGGCCTTTCCACCGGGAGTGAAATATGGTGTGGTTAAAGCTTCTGAAACGCTTCTCGTTATATTAGTTTTCAACTGATTCAAAACCAGCAGAGTTGCGTTGGCATTTGCGATGGGCTGTACTAGCTTCGCCATTCCCTTAGAAAGGATGCGCGGCTTGACTGCCATTGAGGAGAGGGGATTGAAGTCCCCCTCCTGATCTGCCACCGATGGAGTGAGGGCAAGGCTGTCCCAAATAAATAGCATTTGGCTTTCGTTGCTCTCAAGTAAGTCCTCGATCGTTTCAAGAACAAATTCAACGCTATTGGCCTGAACATACAGTAATGTTTCTAGGTTGCAACCGGCGTTCTCTAAGAATGTTGGATCAATAGCGGACTCGCTATCAAAATAAATCACATCAATGCCCATCTTTTGTGCGTTTGCTGCACACTGGGCTGCCAAGAAGGACTTGCCTGTTGACTCTAACCCTGCGATTTCACTGACTTTTCCGACAGGTATTCCTGCGTACTTTCCTCTGGAAATGATAGAGTCTAGCCATCTGGAGCCCGTTGGGATCCACTCTGTAACTTCTGTAGGATTGTCCTCTCCTAAGTTAAATGCGACCTCGATACCAGACTTTTTATTGATTAATTTTCGCATCTCGGTTACAGAAAGGCGGCCTGTTTTATTTTTTTTATTTTTTGACAAAATGGTATCCTATATAATAGAAGAGTGCCGTGCGAAAAGGTAAAGAAACTATAGGGGGAATATAGTGTTTATTATTTTTCGCACGGCACCACTAATCAGCTAAGAAGGTCTTCAAAAGCCTTATCAACTGAGTTAGTTTCGGTAGAACTATTGGTGGTAGTTCCAAACTTCTTAGTTTCCGAAGACACATCTTCTGCATCGACGTCATCTAGAAGATAGGCATCCAAAATAGCCTTTACTTCTTCAGAAGTCTTCTTCTCAAAGAGTTCTGAAAAGTCAGGGATCCCATCCAATAGCTCTTTTACCACAGACTCATCTTCGTTTAGCTTGGATGACTTGCGGCGTGGAGTAATATTGGTTTGAGGAAACGCCTGCCCTGGAGCCTTACCGTAAGTAATCACCAAGTCAGTACCCTGATCCGTGTCTGTGATATCACCGTAGTCGGGGTTCAATACCAGATTTAGCAGATCGGAATACACGGTGCGGCCAAAGCCCCATACCTGAACTCCTACCTGCTCATTGTCTCGGACCAATACCGGGGCGAAGAAGCGTTGGCGTGAATTTAGATTCTTAGCCATCTTAATACTGGCTTCATCGCCTTCGTTATAGAGGTTGCGCACTAGATTACACACAGGGCAATCGTCTCCAAAGTTCTTCTTTGGACATAAAAAGCCTGCGGCATTGCCTACGTTGTAGTGGAACCAGTTCTCTTTGAACGGGTCGCCATCTGAAGTTGGTACAACTCTAATAGTTGTGTCGCCATCTTGAGGTCGCCAGAACATGTTCTTTGAACCGTCTCTGCTGTTGAGGGAGGATAGCTTATCCCTCATCTTTGACATATTAATTCCATTTCCCATGATTTATTTTTCCTTTTGTAAGTATGCTTGGCAAATCTCCCAAGCATCTATACACATAGTACCCCGTATTCTACAGAATGTCAAGCATTAAATTTAATTAATTTTCTGTTCTTGAATTAAAGATGCGCTGACAACACTGTATACATAATTTTCTGGATACTCCGTAGAAAATACACCATAAGAAACTTTCAACTGATCATCTGCGATCTGTGATTTGATCTGGGTTTTGATCTTCTTGAACAAGGTACCGTCAGTAGCCAGTTGTTCTCTGTTGATAGCGTAGAAATACATCTTCTCTCTTGGGAGTTGTATATCGTAGAATAGCTTTTCTTCACCCGTCTCGTAGTCTACGACCCCAATGGTGGAGATTCTAGCGGTCGGTAACGAAGAAGAGAACGTATCCATCTCAGAATCAGAGCGCTTATATATATTGATCATATGCATAGTCGATACCAGCAAGTCGTTTAGCTTATCATGATACCCTATGATCTGAACCTCTCCTAGGATATTTTCTAATCTTATATTCTCGATCACATACATCTTCTCAAATAGACCAGAGCGCGCATACTGCTGCAGTACATTGAAGGTTGCTCTCTCTTGTAGTCTCTTGATCTCCGGCAATAAACTTACATCTGGTTTGATATATAAAATCTCAATTTTTGAGCCGGAAAATTTTTCAAGGATTCGCAGAGCTAGGCCCGAAATTGCCTCCGCACCACAGACAACGAACAAGCACTCCCCTTTAATCTTTTGAAAGAACGATGTGCGGAGCTTAGACTCCCCTTCATATGCCTCGTGGCCGTCTTTCTTAGCGAGACGCAGGGAAGTACCCTCCCTCTTGATTGTATCGATGAGGAAGACGTCATACTGTGGGTGCTGAGAGAACTTCTGGGCTATGTTACAGCCTGCTGTGCCTAATCCAATTATGTTCATAGTAACTTTTTCATCTCCGAGAAACATTTCCCTGCTGATACGTTGATTTTATACTTCCCTAGGTCTGTGCTGGAGAAGGTATCAAAGATACCATTCAATAGCGATTTATCCTCTAGGGATAAGTCTATAACTAAAGAGTCGTGCATACTGAAAGATATGAATGATTTCTTATTTTCTAGAAGCTTGTGTACTTCTATCATCCTTCTTAAAAAGAGATCGCTTGACGTGCTTTGGATTATATAGTTCAATGCATGATACCTATCTGACTCTATCTCTCTGTTGAATAACGTGCGGACATAAGAGCCATCCCAAAACTTATCTAAGAGGGATTCCCTGTCGTACTCCCCATTCGATAGAGAGTCTTTTGAGTCTGGGTTATACAGCCAAGAGAATATTCTTTTCTTTGCTTCATCTCTGTCTAGCTTACCCAAGTAAACGTTCTTGGCATTCCATTCATGTATGTCCTCTTCCGGCTGGCTTTTCCCTAGGAGTGCTAACAAAGTTCTTAGCTCTGCTGCGTTGAAATCCAACTCCACAAACCAATCATTGTTCGGCTCAAGAATACCTCTGTGATCCTTGTTTAAGGTCAGTATAGGGAAACTATTCTTGAGGGTAGTCAGCCGGCCAGTCTTAGTGCCTACGATATCATATGAGATGTAGGGAGAAGTGTTGAACAGCTTCTTATACTGGTTGCGACTAGCTGAAGAGATTATATCCATGTTGTTGAAGTTTATATTTAGCTTATTATATTTTATACTCTCCAGCACCTTTGACAGATCTAATAAGAAATCATAATTTGAAGGTTTCGTATAACTACCAAACACATGCTCTGTGATCTCATCTTTAAGGCTACAATACTCAAGGAGGAACCGCTCTGGGACCAGATCAAAGAAACAGTTCTCGTGCAGAGACACTTTACTCTCCCTGAATGATATAAGAAAGGCTCTGAGCCTATCGTTGATGTCTTTCCACTTGGCTGAAAGTCTTTCCGGACATACCTCTCCTAAAGATTTAGATCCGCAATACAGGCTAGCATATTCTACTGGCATGTCTTGTAGTGCAGAGGTATATTTCCAAGTTCGCGACAGGTCAGATGGTAAATCTCCATAAAATAGATCGCCATCTTTAAAGATAGCAATACATTCTTTCTTATCGTCGAGCGTCTGAAATAGCATTATTCCTCTTTATTCTTCTGAATCTTCTGTGCCAAATAAGTTTAAAGTACTCAAGTCCAAGCCGGCGATCGCTGCGAAGCCTTCTACATTCTTAGCTATAATAGGCATGGCTGCGACCGGAGGGGGGAAGTCTGGCCAGGCTTCTTGTTTAAACGTGACCTGGTTTACTCGTGAGTTCTTTCGTATGGCATTATTAATATAGCCCATAATGTTATAAATGTCAACCTTTCCTTTCATTCTTCTCGCATCTCTTACTAGGAGCATCCTATCCTCGTCGGATAATCTAGAGTTCGTTTCTTCCTTACGTATATCAATGTATAACTTGATCCAGTCTTCAAGCGAGAACAATTCATCAGCTTCGGAGTTCGAAATTTTAGGCCGGGTGATTACTTTCGTAACTGTCCTATTCTTTTTCGCGCAGAACTCTGAGTATTTGACGACAGGGCTGGCGCTGACAACAGAATTATAAAAGATAACTAAATATTTTTTCATAAGATCCAAATCATAGTTATAAGAAGAATAGTAGTATTCCTCAAACACTTCCTCATATTTCAGACCACTCTTATAGAGTTGTTTCTTCATCGCTGAGGAGGAAAGATCAGCCACAAGGCGCCATGGAATATCCTTGTCTATGACGAACCCAAATTTCTTTACAGTATTTCTATAGAATTCAAAATTAGGATCTTCTAAAAACTTCTTTCTTTTTTCAATATCATTATTACAATTTCCAGAATATATGTCAATCATTAAGCCTCCGATCATCGGAGAGCATGCTTTGCTTGATATGAAACCAGACATCGTATAGCATACATCAAATTGTCGTGTTAGGTTTTTTATAAAAGGAAGAAAAACGTCTAGAAATGATTTAAAGTCTTTGATTTTTTGATTGTTGTTGTCCCTCTGTAAGAAGAAGTTGTAAAATGATAAATATATATTGTCCATATATGCGTGATAATTAGGATGCACAGGTTCCCAAGCTAGTAGAGGAGTCATGAGAAACATTTCTGATTTCTCAATAGAGACTCTCTTTCTAAGGGCGGCGCGACGCATATA